TTTAAAGCCAAGAATGGATTAGAAGGGTTTAACAGCGAGTTAAGAACTACTAATTTAATAGCGAATAAGTACGTTGATTCGTTAGAAAAAATGAATGAAAAAGACGAGGACAGGGTTGCCGTAACAAAAGAACTTATAAGGTTAGTACCAACTCTAAAAGAAGAGGATTTAGCCTACGGTAAGAACTTGGAAAAAGTGAGGCAGGAGATAGCTAAGTATTCTCTTGCTCAAGCATCTAGATTAGAGATAGATAAATTAGTTGAAGAAAACTCTGAGTCTTTAGCTAAAAAACAAAAAATCGAGGGTATAAAAAGCATAGATGACGCAGAGGAAAGGAGTAAAAGAATACAAGAGTTTTTAGCAAATGAGGTTTCTTGGTATGAAGATAATTACGAGGCAACGGTAAATGTTTTAGGCTTGCAAAGAAAAGCAGTTTCAGAAGGTAGAGATAAGAATTTTTACACTCCTCAATTCGAGGGAGTAGATGTTGGTATAGCTACAAGGATGAGGAAAACAAATGAAATGTTCTTAAGCGACTTAAATAAGTTTGAATCAGAATTAGACAAGGAGGTTGGCCCTATCCTGAAAAAGATTCAAGAATTAACAGGTTCTTTGACAGGTAGTGCCTTCAATGAAGATGACCCTATAAGAAGAGGGTTCAGAAGTAGATTACTAGACTTAAAGACATTAGCAGAGAAGTTTAGACAAGACTCCCTTAAAGGAGAGGTGAAAACAGACGAAGAGTTGATTAAGCAGAAAGCAGAGTTCTCTAAGAAGGACTTAGAGATAAAGTTAAACAATTATATTGAAACAGAAAGGTTAAGATTAAAAGAGTTCCTTGAAACTAAAGGATTGTCTAAGAAACAAAAAGACGTGGCAAGAAAAGCGTCAGAAGAATCTATAGACAGAGCAAAAGAAGATTCTAAAATAGTATTAGAAAACATAGAAGCTGTTTACGATGCTGAAATAAATTTATTAAGAAGAAAAGAAGGAGAAAAAGCTAGAATAGAGCAAGAAGCACTAGAAGAGCAAGAAAGAAGAAAAATAATAGACAGAGCGGGAGATACTGTTGTTGGATATGATTCTGCATTTCATCAAGCTCAAGACGCACGTCTACAAGCAGAGTTAGAGATAATTCAAAAAAGGATAAGTGCAGCGGAAGAAGGAAGTCTTGAAATGTCAAATATAGAAGAAGAGTATTACCAAGCATCTAACCAAAGAATAGCGTTTAATACAGAACAGGAAAAACTTTCTTTAGAGGAGAGAACAAGAATGAACCAAGAGTATATTTCTTACTTGAACGGTGCTTCAAGTGTGTTAGCAGCTATAGGAAACAAGAATAAAGATTTTCAGAAAGCTCAATTATTAGCTGAGAAGATTTCAGCAATAGCAAGTGTATCTGTTCAAGCAGCAAGAAGTGTAGGTACACAGATAGCAGATTCTAAAGCATCTTCTTTGTCAAACATACGAAATTGGCAATTTGCAGGTGGTTCTTTGAATCCTATTGCTACTGGTAAATATATAGCAACAGAAGCTAAGATAAAGAAAGATAGAGCAAGCGGAATAGCAAACACTAAAATAGGAGCAGGGTTAAGTATAGCTGCAATCACAGCAGGTGCTATAAGCGGTTTGAGTGATATAAGTAACTCAGGTAGTTCATCGAGTTCAAGTAGTTCAGGTTCTGTTCAACCACCAGACTTTAATATAGTTGGTAGTACAGGTGTTAATCAACTTGCAGATGCTATAGGAAGTACGGAAACACCAATAGTAAAAGCAGTAGTTGTAGCATCAGAAGTAACAACACAACAAGCATTAGATAGAAATAATAGAAGTAACGCAGAATTATAAAATTAAGATTATGGAGACTATAGACATGGTAATTGATGAATCAACAGATTGGAGTGGTATTGTAAGTGCAATATCATTAACAGACACACCTGCGATAGAAGCAGAAGCAGTTGCATTATCAAAAGAAGAAGAAATTAAGTTAACAGCTATTGATGAAGATAGAAGAATCTTTATGGGAGCAGTTTTAATACCTGATAAGAAAATTCTAAGAAAAAGAGAAGATGGTAGTTATTATAATATTAGATTTCCTAAAGAAACTATAAACAGAGCATCACAACTGTTTATGGAGAAAGGAAATCAGAACAACTCTACACTAGAGCATGAAGTTGCTTTATCAGGTAACACAGTAACAGAGTCTTGGATTATAGAAGATGAAACTCATGACAAGTCAAGAAAGTTTGGTCTTAATCATCCTGTTGGAACATGGATGGTATCGATGAAGATTACAGATGATGAAACATGGAAAATGGCTAAAACAGGATTTGTTAAAGGGTTCTCTATAGAAGGATTATTTAGTGGTCAGAAAGCAGAAGAGGAATCAGCATTAGCATTTCTTAAATCGATAGAGATAGAAGTAGATAAAGCATTAGAGAAACTATAATGAAAAGCACATCAGGAAAAAGAGCTTGTCTTTGTAAGAACGGAAAATACTCTAGGAAGTGTTGTAAGGGCAAAACTATCAATCAAGGTATAGGAACATTAGAAGGTCAAGGAAATAGCGTTATAATACGTGAAAACACCGTTAAAACGAATACAAGGAATTAGAAAATGGAACACCGAAGTTCCTCAAGTTAATTATTTATATATTAATCAATAAAATATTTTCATGGATAAACAAGTTGAAGCAAAAGACGCTTTATCTCAGTTCAAGGCATTTTTGTCAGGACTTACAGGAAGCGAAAAGAAAGCGGAAGATGTTGTTGTTGAAACGGAATTATCAGCAGAAGATACTGTTGAAGAAACTGTAGAAGCAGCACCACAAGAAGAGGCTACTAATGTAGAAGAGCCTGTAGAGACAGAATTATCAGCAGAAGAGCCTTCTTACATTACAAAAGAAGAGTTTACTAAATTTCAAACAGAACTTACAAGTGTTTTAAAAGATACTTTAGAGGCATTGAAAGCTGAAAAAGCTGAATTATCAAAAGAGGTAGCTGAATTATCAGCACAACCTGCAACGGATGCAATCGTTCACTCACCTGAGTCAGAAGATAAAGCACCACAAGGAAGAAGTTACGGACATAATCGACCAACACAATACATCGATAAAGTCTTAGGTCAAATGAATAAATACAACTAATAAATATGGCAACTACAACAACAATTACAACTACTTACGCAGGTGAGAAAAAAAGAGGGTATATTGCTACAGCTCTTTTATCTGCAAACACTATCGCAAACGGTGGTGTAATGGTAAATCAAAACATTAAATACAAGGAGGTAATCAAGCAAATGGCTGTTTCAGGTCTTATCGCTGATGGAACTTGTGATTTCGATGCTACAGGAGCAGTAGTATTAACTGAAAGATACTTAGAGCCTTCTGAGTACCAAGTAAACATGAACCTATGTAAGAAAGACTTTAGAAGTGATTGGGAAGCAATCTCTATGGGTATGTCAGCATGGGATAACTTACCACCAGATTTTCAAACTTTCCTTGTAGCAAGAATCATTGCACAAGTAGCAGAAGAAAACGAAAGAATCTTATGGACAGGAGATAGTGGTAATGCTGGAGAGTATGATGGTTTCTTAACTCTTATGGCAGCAGATGCAGCAGTAGTAAACAATATTACAGGAATTGCAATCACAGCAGATAACGTTGTTGATGAATTAGGTAAGCTTGTAGATTTAGCAGTTTCAACAAATGAGGCTATTATATCTAAAGAAGATGCTTACATCTATATCCCTCAAAATGTTTATAGAGCTTACATTCGTTCTTTAGGAGGATTTGGAGCATCAGGATTAGGAGCAGCAGGTTACGAGGATAGAGGTTCAAACCAAACTATCGCACCTTTGGTATTTGAAGGATTCAAGTTATTCGTAGCTAATGGACTTCCATCAAACAAGATGATTTTCGCAAGAAGTTCTAACTTATGGTTCGGTACAGGTTTAATGGATGACCAAACTGAATTGAAGGTGATTGACATGGCAGATATTGATTTATCTCAAAATGTTCGTATTGGTATGAGATGGACTGCTGATGCAAACTATGGTATTCCAGAAGAGATTATCACTTACGGAGTAAAGTAAAAATAGAATAATAATCAAAGAAGAAGGGGTGGGTTCTGCCTATCCCTTTTTTATTTAAACACAATATAATATGGCTTGTATATTAACAGGAGGTAGACTTAAACCTTGTAAAGATGCTGTTGGTGGTATCAGAAAATTATACTTCGTTGATTTCGGAGAATTAGGTGATGTTACTCTTACAGAGGATGAGGTTACAGATATTTCAGGAACTTTCACATACTATGAATATGATGTAAAAGGAAATTCTGATTTAACTCAAACAGTAAACTCTTCTAACGAGAATGGTACTACTTTCTATGAGCAGGTTTTAAACGCTACGTTTACTAAACTGACAAAAGAAGATAATAAAGAATTGAAGTTAATGGCTTATGGTAGACCTCATGTATTCGTAGAAGATTACAAAGGTAACGTAATGGTTGTTGGACTTGAAAATGGTGCTGATGTAACAGAAGGAACAGCAGTAACAGGTAGAGCAATGGGAGATTTGAATGGTTATACATTATCTCTAACAGGGAATGAAATCACATATGCTAACTTTGTAGACCCTACTTTAAATGTAGGAGGTTTCTTAGCGGCTATCGGAGGTGTTGCTACAGCAGGTACACAGAGAGACCCTGCATAACAACAGTATTAAATAATAGATTATAGGGTGGCTTCGGCTGCCCTTTTTCGTTTTGAAACATGGCTATTTTAACAAGTTAATTACTTATATGAAAGTACTTACCACTTCAACACAAGAACAAACTATAACATTCGTTCCAAGATACGATGTTTCAGCAGGTAGATTGCTTTTAACAAACAAGAATACAAGAGAAACAGAAGTTATAGAGGCTGAGTTCAGTTCAGATAACGGATATACTATTGCTACTGCTACATTTAACATGTACGAGGCATATAGATATAGTCTTACTGTTATATCTAATATAGTAGAATTTGAGAATAGAGTAGATATTGACTTCGGTACTTTAGAAGCTGCATCATGTGTTGATACTGCATTATATAATGATGGTAAGGAGTATTATGTAATATACAGAGATACTATATTATGTACAGACCAAGAAGAATACGATAGGTATGATATTCAAAAAGGAGAATACATACAAGCAGAAACATCAGACAATGGTTACGTTGTTGTTAAAGACTAAATATGAGTAGAGGAAAGAAACCGCAGATAAAAGCTGATAAAGGAAAGATTCATGTAGTTGATATGTCATCTCACACAAGACCAGAGGTTGTTGAGGTATATGGAGAGGATTGGATTGAATACGGAGAGGATAACGCATACTACCAATATCTTATAGACAGATACAATGGAAGTCCTACAAACAATGCTTCTATAAACGGTATTGTTGAAATGATTAATGGTAAAGGATTAGCTGTCATCGATAGAGAAGATTCTGAATTATCAAAAGTAGTAAAAGACTTATTCCCTAAAGAAGATGTAAAAAGAGGTACAAATGATTCTTATACTCTTGGTGGTGCTGCATACCAAATCATATATTCAAAAAGCGGTAAAGAGATTATGCCACTTGTTCATATGCCTGTAGAAACTTTAAGAGCAGAGAAAGCTACGAATGGAGTCATAAGAGGTTACTACTATTCACCTGATTGGTCAAAGGCTACAAAGACAGGTAAGAATAGACCTAAGAGATTCCCTGCATTTGGTTACGGAAATAAGAAGCAAGTAGAAATACTATTCATCAAACCATATAAAGCAGGTTACTTTTATTACTCTCCTGTAGCGTATCAAGGTGGAGTACCTTATGCTGAATTAGAAGAAGAGATTGCTAACTATCACTTGAGTAATATCAAGAATGGTTTATCTCCTAGTATGTTAATTAACTTCAATAATGGTGTACCTTCTGAGGAAGATAGACGAATGATTGAAAAGAACATTCAAGAGAAGTTTGGAGGAACAAGTAATAGTGGTAAGTTTATATTAGCATTTAACGATAGTAAAGAATTAGCAGCAAGCATAGAGCCTGTTATATTATCAGATGCAGCAGAACAATATCAATTCCTTGCTGATGAATCAAGAAACAAGATTATGGTCTCTCATAGGATTGTATCAGGTATGATTGTTGGTATTAAAGAACAAACAGGGTTAGGTAATAATGCAGAGGAATTACAGACTGCATCAACATTAATGGATAATATTGTTATCAGACCTTATCAGAACACTATTTTAGACGCTTTTGAGAAGATATTAGAATACAATGGATATGATGATGTAGAATTGTATTTTAAGACCTTACAACCGCTTGAATTTACTAATTTAGAGAACGCTATCACAGAGGAAGAGATAGAGCAGCAAACAGGTCAGAAATCTGATAACATAGACACAGGTAACGTAACAGAAGAAGATATATAATGGCAAAGGCACTATTCATAAAAACAGATGATATTACAAAGAACACTTCTTTATCAGGTAGTGTTGATTCTAATAAGTTTCTTCAATTCGTTCAAATAGCACAAGAGATTCATGTACAGAATTTATTAGGTACTTCTTTATATGAAAAGATAGAGACACTTATTATTGATGGAAATGGTTTTATACCTGATGGAGATTACAAGAACTTAGTAAATGATTATATAAAGCCATTATTGATTCATTTTGGAATGGTTGAGTATTTAGCTTTTGCATCATATAGCATAAGTAATGCAGGTATATACAAACACTCTATAGAGACGTCTGAAACAGTAAGTAAAGAAGAAATAGATTTGATAGTTAGTAAGCATAAATCTTACGCAGATTATTACTCAAATAGACTTATTGATTACTTATGTACATCAGGCACTAAAGACAGATACCCTGAGTATTATGATAATTCAGAAGATGATATATATCCAGACAAACAAGTAACATACACTCCATGGAATCTAAGGTAAGACAATATAAACCAAAGCAAATTAACGAACAGAAACTTAAAACGTTTCTTAAAAAGATAGAGAATGGCAGTAACAAACGGATGGGGTCAAGCACACGTAAATAACGACATAGGATTCGGTCAAGGTGCTGCTAACTCAACAAATGGATATGGTTCAATATACGGTTCTTCATGGAGCGGAGATACTATTATAGGAGGATTAAGTAAAGAATCAATAGAGTTTAGAGATAGAGCAGAATTAGATGGAGCTACTGTTGAATCTTTATTATGTGTTAGTAACGGAATAAAATAATAAATAATGAGTAAAATATTTTCATACATACCAAGTGCTTACAAAATACGTAAGACATATACAGCGATACCTAATTTAGCATCTGCTGATTTTGACTTTAGTAGAGCAGGAACTGCTGATAGAATAGACCCAAATGGTAACGTTGAGACAATGACAGGAAACGTACCAAGAATTGATTATGCAAATGGAGGTTGCCCCGAATTATTGTTAGATACAGGAGAATTGTGTAATGGTTCACAAGCTACTTTTAATGATTCTGAGGGTGTGTTTCAAACAAAGATTAGAGCATTATCAGATGATTTGTCATTTAGAAGTTTAGGAGTAAAC